GCGGCACATCGAAGCGAGCGACGCCCGGGCCGCGCTGAACGGCCTGGCCATCCTGATTGTTGAGTATGCCAAGATCGTCGGGCTGGAAGTGACCAAGGTGCTGAGCCTTCTGGCTGTGAGCCTGACGGCGCCGGCGCTTCGGAGGAACAAAGAGAATGAGAAAACTGGAGAATGAGTTCGGCGCGGAGCTGGACCGGGCGGGCTACGCCCCATCCATCCTTCAGGCGGGGACCTGCTGCGCCAGATGCGGCAGGCGCTGGGGCGTGAAGCTGGACAGGCACGAGCCGTGGGGCGGCGCCAACCGGAGCAAGAGCAAAGAGCTGGGAATGTGGGTGCTGCTGTGCCACGAGGGATGCCACGAGGGGCCGGGGAGCGTTCACGACGACGGCACCCTTGCGCGGCAGTTCCGGGCAGAAGCGCAGCGGGCCGCCATGCTTCGGTACGGCTGGAGCACATCGGAGTTTATCCGACGCTTTGGCAAAAACGAGCTGAGCGAGGACGAGGCCGCCCGCATCATTCCGAAGAACGCCTTCACGCGGGAGCGGAAGGCGAAACCGTCCGGCGCGGTCTGCGGCGCCACGGGCTTCCGGGTGCTGGACGAGGCGCTGGTGCTGCCGTTCTAAGGAGGGCACGATGGACAAAACAATGAGAAATGCGGATAGGGCCTGCGCGGCTGCCGCCGTCTGCGTGCTGCTGATCGCCGCGGCGTTTATCCTGGCGGGCTGCATCGTGACGGGGAGAGCCGAGCGGGACCGGGCAATACCGGAGCCGGAGCCGATACAGGTACTGCACGCCGCCAGGGTCGAAGTGCCGACAGCGCAGACCACACCGCTGCCCGCCCTGGAGGCCCTGCCGGAGGCAGAGATACCGCAGGAGACTGAGCGCCCGGAGGAGCATGTGCGCGACACATACGACGCGGAGGCACAAATCGTCGCCAAGCTGGTATACGGCGAGGCCATGATCTGCTCCACGACAGAGCGGGCCGCGGTGATCTGGTGCATCCTCAACCGCGTGGACAGCGCGGAGACATACTTCCCGGACGACATCATTGGGGCGGCGACGCAGAAAAACGCCTTTTTCGGGTACGCAGAAAGCAATCCGGTCCTGCCGGAGCTCTACGACCTGGCGCTGGACGTGTTCGCACGCTGGGAGCGGGAGAAGGCCGGAGAGACGGACGTGGGCCGCGTGCTGCCGGCGGAATACCTGTATTTTGACGGAGACGGCTGGCACAACCACTTCCGGAAGGAATACACCGGCGGGGCGACCTGGGACTGGAGCCTGCCGTCTCCCTACGAGGAGGGCTGACGCATGGAGAAATACCTGTACATTGTGCGGCATCCCCAGCACGGGGAGGTCCGCGTGACGGCGGAGGACCGGCTGCACGCCGTTGTGGAGGCGGCGCACAGCTGGGGCATTATGAAATGGTCCGGAATCGCCCGCGCCTGCGAGGTCGAGAAGCAGGGGCCGGCGCCGGAGAAACCGAAAAAGCGCGCAGCAAAGCGCAGCACGAAAGGAGCGGCACATGGAGATTAAGGCGAGCTATCTGGCAATCGCCGGCGGCATCGAAGCCACAAGGGCCGACGCGCTGCTGAGCGTTCTGAAGGAACGCGGCAGGGGCTTTGCTTCCGACAGTGAAAGCTGGGCGGAGCTGCGGCTGATGCTGGAGACGATCAAGCGCGAGGTCGGAGACATCGAGAAGGTACACAAGGAAATGTGGTCCGCAGTGAGCGACCGGAACACGGACGCCTTTTCCGCCCTCCTGCAGGAGTTCGAGCGGGCCAGCGCCCGCCTTGCCGGGGACTGGGCGCGGGCCAGCGTTATGTCAAAGATTGCGCTGGAGGATCCGGAGCTGCCTGCGGAGCCGACGGAGGAGGAGCGGATCGAAGCAGACCGGGAGCGCCTGTTCAACATCCGGGCGAAGCGGGACGGCATCCTGGCCGTGATCGAGCACGCGCACGGCGAGCTTGCCGGCGAGCTGCGGGACCAGGTGAACCGGATTGACGCCGAGGAAAGCGAAATCCTTGCCCGCCTGCCCGCGGAGGAGCCGGAAGCGGCGGAAAGCGAATGAGCGTATACTGCCGGACCTGCCGCCACGCCTTCGTGGATGACTGGGGCAAGGAAAAGGACGCGCTGCGCTGCGGAAACAAGGCAAACGGGGAAAGGTGCGGCCGCGTGGTGGACATTTTCCCGAAAGGCCGGAGGAACTGCATCACGAACGAGGAGGCGCCGAAATGGTGCATCCTGACGAAAGGAACACAGACGGCATGACAAACTTTGAGAAGATCACCAGGAGCCCGGAGACGCTGGCCGAGTTCCTTGGATCCATGGAGGTCCTTGACGGGCCATGGGACCACGACTTCGCCAGGGCGTTCTGCGACAACTGCGAGGCGGACAACTGCGATGCGGAGAACTGCGAGCACATGGCGGAGCGGGACAACCCGCTCTGGTGGCTGATGCAGGAAGCAAAGGAGGAGCAGGCATGAACAGAACGAGCATCGACTGGGCAGACATGACCTGGAACCCGGTCACGGGCTGCCGGCACGGCTGCCCTTACTGCTACGCGGCGCTGACGGCAAAGCGATTCGGCGGATTTGACACGGGCAGGGCGAGGTGCCGCCCGGACGGCCTGAAAATCCTGGACGAGCCCGTACAGCGCATCCAGAAAAACGGCAAGAAGGCCGGGGCGCCGTTCCCGTTTTACTTTGAGCCGACCTTCCACCGCTACCGGCTGGACGAGCCGGAACGCGCAGAGCTGCCGCGCAACATCTTTGTTTGCAGCATGGCGGACCTGTTCGGGCGCTGGGTGCCGACAGAATGGATTGTGCAGGTGATCGACGCCTGCGTGGCGGCGCCGCAGCACAATTACCTGTTTCTGACCAAGAACCCGCAGAGGTATCTGGAGCTGGACAAGCTGGCGATCCTGCCGAGGAAGGGCAACTTCTGGTACGGCAGTACCGTGACGAACGAGAACACGCCTTATTTTTACTCCGACAAGCACAACACCTTCCTGAGCGTCGAGCCGATGCAGGGACCGATGCACGGAACCGGAACGCTGGCGACGGACTGGGTGATCGTCGGAGCGGAGACCGGACACAGGCCGGGAAAGACCACACCGAAAAAGGAGTGGGTACTGGATCTGGCGGAGGAATGCGAGCACGCCGGCGTCCCAATCTTCATGAAGCAGAACCTGGTGACGGAGGGCGTGCTGACCCGCGGCGAGATTATCCGCCGGAAGCCGGCAGGAATGACGTTTGCGTGAGGTGCGGGCACATGGCGGTTATTGTGAAAGACATGGAAATGCCGACCGGCTGCGGCTCCTGCGACTTCGCAAACTATTTCACCAACGGGGAGCCATACTGCCGAAGGACAATGAAAAGGGTGAAACGGGCGAGCGCACGGCTTAACGAGTGCCCGCTGGAGGAGGCAGAGGAAAAACATGAAGGGACAAATCAACCTGCTGGATGAAATCATCGTGGACAACTTTGCCGGAGGCGGAGGAGCAAGTACGGGCATCGAGTTGGCGACCGGGCGGATCGTGGACATTGCAATCAACCACGACCCGGACGCCATCCTGATGCACAGGACCAATCACCCGCACACGGAGCACCTGCAGGCGTCCGTCTGGGACGTGGACCCCGTGGAGGTCTGCCGGGGCCGCCCCGTGGGGCTGGCGTGGTTTTCTCCGGACTGCAAGCACTTCTCAAAAGCCAAGGGTGCGGCGCTGGTGGACCGCAACATCCGCGGCCTGGCGTGGATCGTCCTGCGCTGGGCCGGGACCGTGCGCCCGCGCGTCATCATTCTGGAGAACGTGGAGGAGTTCACGACCTGGGGGCCGGTCCGCAAGGGAAAACCGGTGAAGAAGCTGGCCGGGCAGACCTTTTTGAAATGGAAAAGCCAGCTCCTCGACCTGGGCTATGCCGTGGAGCACAGGGAGCTGGTGGCGGCAGACTACGGCGCCCCGACCATCCGCAAGCGCTTTGTCCTGATTGCCCGCTGCGACGGGAAGCCAATCATCTGGCCGGAGCGGACGCACGCGCCGGCGGACAGCGAGGAGGTCCGGAGCGGGAAATGCAAGCCCTGGCGCAGCGCGGCGGAGATCATCGACTGGAGCCTGCCCATGTACTCCATCTTCGACAGCCGGAAGGAGATCAAGGAGAAATACGGCGTAGACGCCGTGCGACCGCTGGCGGACAACACACAGCGCCGCGTGATTTGCGGCGTGGACAAGCACACGATCAAGAGCGGAAGGCCGTTTCTGGTGCCGATTGGATATGGAGAACGCAGGGGGCAAACGCCGCGGGTACACGACATCGGCCAGCCGTTGCCGACGGTGGTGGGGAACGGAAAGCACTATTTGTGCAAAAGCGAAATGGCGCCTTTTCTGGCCGAGTGCAACCACTCGGGCGGCGGACACGTTGCGGAGGCGAAGGACCCGCTGGGGACGATTACCGCAAAATGCACAAAGGGCATTGCGGCGCCGATACTGGCGCCGGTGACCTTCAGCAATACCTCCGGATCCGTCGGATTCCAGGCGGACAAGCCGGTGCATACCATCACTTCCGACGGAAAGCAGGTCCTTTCCGCTGCGTTTCTGACGCAGTATCACACAGAAAAGAAAACGGAGGCGAGGACGGGAGAGCTGGGCAGGCCGATCAACACCGTGGACGCCTCCAACCGATACGGCCTGGTCAGCGCGCACCTGTCCGAATACTACGGAAACGGCAATCCCATAGACGTGAGAGGCCCGATGCACACGGCAACGAGCCACGACCGAGAAGCGCTGATCGTTCCGGTCCTGCATCCAGTCCACGCGGGCGGCTACCACGGCAAGGGAAACAGCCCCGCGGAGAAGCCGCTGAACACCGTGACGGCAGCCGGCGGGCTCCAAATGAGTGCGGCGCACATCGTCAAATTCAAAGGGACCAACCTGGGGCAGGCGCCGGACGAGCCCCTGCAAACCATCACGGCGCAATCGAATCCCTACGCGCTCTGCCGGGCCGTCATCCAGCGATATGACACGGCGCAGGACGTGGGGCGCTGGCCGCAGGTCCGGGCGCTGCTCAACAAATACTGCGGCTATACGCTGGCGGAGGACGAGATCATCCTGCTGCTGATCGACGGCACGGCCTATTACATCCGGGACATCCTGCTGCGGATGCTCTCCCCCAGGGAATTGTATCTCGCCATGGGGTTTCCTCCGGACTACATCATCGACCGGGACTACTTGGGCAACGAATACGGCAAGACGAAACAGGTGGCCCGCTGCGGGAATGCTGTCTGTCCGCCGATGGCGGAGGCGGTGGTCCGGGCAAACTACGAGGCCGCGCCGGTGACGATCATCACCATGGCGCAGCTGGCGTCCATCGTGAGCGCATAGGAGGCGGGACTGTGAAGGTTATCTATATCGCCGGGCCCATGAGCGGGCTGCCGGACCTGGGCCGCAAGCACTTTCGGGAGGCGGAAAAGCGGCTGAAGGAGGCCGGATATATCGTGCTGAACCCTGCCGTACTCCCGAAGGGCATGGAGAAAGACAGATACATGCCGATCTGCCTTGCCATGCTGGAGGCGGCGGACGCCGTTTACATGCTCCAAGGATGGAGAAGCAGCGCCGGCGCACAGATGGAGCGGGCATACGCTCAGTATCAGGGAAAGGAAATCTGGGAGGAAATGGCACCGTGAGCGTGAGTATCGCGGAAAACCGGGATTGTATGGAGGCAATGCGGGAGTTTCCGGACGGATTCTTCGACCTGGCCGTGGTGGACCCGCCCTACGGCGGCGTGACGCAGGGCGGCTATATGGTCAACAACCAGAGCTGCAACCGGCTTGCCAGGAACAAGGACTATCACACATCCCTGTGGGCGCAGGAGGCGCCGGACGAGGCATACTTCCGGGAGCTGCGGCGCGTCAGCCGAAATCAAGTGATATGGGGGGCAACTACTTCCAGACGAAAATCGGCCGGGACAGCCAGGGCTGGATCGTATGGGACAAGGAGAACGGAGAGAACCGCTTCGCGGACTGTGAGCTGGCCTGGACCAGCTTCAACCGGGCGACGCGCATTTTCCGATTCCGCTGGAGCGGGATGCTACAGGGCGACATGGCCCACAAGGAGGACCGCATCCACCCGACGCAAAAGCCGGCGGCGCTGTATCGCTGGGTATTCAGCCACTATGCGCAGCCGGGCGATAAAATCCTGGACACCCATCTGGGGAGCGGGAGCAGCCGGATCGCAGCGTATGACGCCGGGCTGGACTTCTGGGGCTACGAGATCGACGCAATCTATTTTGCGCTCCAGGAGGAGCGCTTCGCGCAGCACACGGCACAGCTGAGCCTGTTTTGAGGCCGGAAAGGAGTTGAGAGCGTGAACTGCGAGAAATGCCAATACCACACGAAAGACGGGCGCTGCACCTATATGATCGGCTGCCCGTACAGTTCCAGAAAGTGAGGGAGCCAAGGCCGGGAGGAATTATGAGCGTATTGGTGACGGACATGGAAATGCCGACGGGCTGCGTCTCCTGCGACTTCGTGCGCTTCTTCAGCGACGGGGACATGTACTGCGGGAGGCTGAAGCGCGTTGTCAGAACGGGGACGGCGCGGCTTGACGGCTGCCCGCTGCGGCCTGAACCGGAGCCGGAATACAAGCCGGAGTTCCCGGACTGGGAGCAAATTCACCGCAGAAGCGGATTGCTGGAGGAGGACTGACCTATGATCGCCGTGCTATGGAGTATCCGCCCGGAGTGGTGCGAAAAGATAGCTACTGGAGAAAAGATCGTTGAATTGAGAAAAAAGGCGCCAAGAATTGCAACGCCGTACAAAAGCTATATATATTGCACCGCAGGTGGGAAAACGCTGTATATAAGCAACTATGACAGGATGCTAAGGCTGTACCACAAGGCGGCACACGCTTCGTTCCAACACCACACTGTAATGAACGGAAAAGTGATCGGAGAGTTTGTTTGCGATCAGATAGACAGATATGCCGTCTGCGGAACAGACAGAGCGAATATGGGGTATAGACTGGTTGACAAACAGCTTTACGTTTGGCCTGTCCCGTATGAGGATATTTGCTTGACGCCCGCAGAGTTTTCGGAATACGGGCAAGGAAAAGAGCTGAGCGGGGTACACATCACCGAGCTGACAATCTATGACAGGCCAAAAACGATCAAAGAAATGCACTTTTCAAACACGACGACGATTCCAGCGCGGGGCATTTATTACCCGCCGCAGAGCTGGTGTTATGTGGAGGATGGGCTACCATGATCTGCGTTTATTTTGAATATCACAGCCCAACCTGCGACGGCTGCGGCCACATGCTGGCCGCCGAGGCCGACGACGCCGCGGCGGAGGCAGCCATGCGGGCGGACGGCTGGGCAAAGATCGAGGGCAAGGACCTTTGCCGCCTCTGCCAAATTAAGCTGAAGGAGACCGGGAGGATCCCGGACAAAAGATTTTATAAGGAGGAAAGACCATGAGCGAAGCAAGCATGGAGCGGCAGGAGGTCAGACCGGAGAGCGTGAAGGACACGCTCTGCATTGCGAACAAGACGCTGACGGAGGCGGAACTGATCGCCAAGAAGATCATCGACGGCATCCGACAGCCGCAGGAGACACAGGACATTCCCAGGCAGGACCCGCACGACCTGGAGAGCGTCTGCAAATCCGTCGAGAGCAAGGCGGACAGTCTGTACGCATTTCTCGGCCTGATTCAGAGCATCCTGCTGGGATAAGTTTTACACAGCTGATTTCTGACGGTACGCCCGGAGGCACGAGCTTCCGGGCGCAGGGTGAGCAATCAGAGCAAGGAGGCGAAGGCCTATGTTCCGGTTCAAAAAATCCGTGCCGGTCAGCTATGACAGACAGGGCTATATCTATTTCAAAAGCCGCTGCTTCCAGGAGCTTTCCGCCGAGGAGCAGCGGGAGATCGTCAACCTCTGCACCAAGGCAGGCGGCGAGCATTACCAGGCGCTGTTTCAATTCGTCACGCGGGACGAGGGCGCCGAGGCTGTATGCCAGCGGCACCACATCAGCCGCGCCACGCTGGAGCGGGCGGTCCGACGCTACTACAGAGACTTCCGCATCTGAGCCATAATACTATATCTAATTCTCACGCGCGCGCACGCGCGTTTTCGGGCTCGGTAAGGGCCTAAGTTTACGGCCAAAGGAGGAACGGGCGGCATGAAAGAGGGCTACTGGGTGGTCCGCACATACGAATCCGGGGCCGTTGGAGAAAAAACAAAGTTTTGGGTCCAAGGGCTCCGGCCCACCTCCCGGAACAGGCGGAAGGAAAAGAGCGAGATCAAGAAGCAGGAACAGAACGAGTACAGCACGCAGAAGCAGGTGGCCCGCCTGATCAACGCGAACTTCCGGAAGGGCGACTGGTTCCTGGGGCTGGACTATTCGCAGGCCGGCATGGAGCGTCTGGAAGCATACATAGCAGAGCACCGCTTCCCCACTACGGAATCGGGAGACGCGGAGGCCGATCACATGGAACAGCTCCGCCTGGCAGCAGAGAGAGAAATGCGGCTGTGTCTCCGGAGGGTCAAACGGGAGCTCCAGAAGGACGGCGTCGCTTTGAAATATATCGCGATCACATCCGACATGGACGGAGACACCGGCGAGGCCGTCCGCGTGCACCATCACCTGATCGTCAACCGGGAAGCGCGGGAGGCGTTCGTGCAGAAGTGGCAGGAGCTGGGCGGCGTGGACTGGAGCCCGCTGTCCGACCAGCCGGACTATACGCCAATCGCGGAATACCTCATGCGGCAGGTACGCCGGATCCCGGACGCAAAGAAATATATCCCCTCCCGCAATCTGGTCCGCCCGCAGCCGAAGGACCGCGTTGCCTATTCCGGGGCGGAGCTGCGGGTGCCGAAGGGCGGGCAGCTGCTTTTCCGCAGCGAGTTCAAGCCGGGGCAGGCGCAGTATATCCGGTACGTGCTGCCGGAAAGCAGAAGATCGGCGCCGCCGGGCGAAGAAGAAACCGAATAATGCAAGACGCCTCCGAGCTTTTGCCGGAGGTTTTCCCCGCGTGGAGTTTTTCGACACGACAACGCGCACGCGGGGGAGCGCACACACGCGCACGCACGCACGCGAGAGGCAGCCGCTTCCCCTTCTCGGGAGCGGCTTTTTCCTTTTCCGGCGGGGGACGCATAAATGGAAGATTATTCACTGATTATGCACCGAATATTCACAAAGTTTGGTGAAAGTGCCGAAAAAGATGATGATTCGTGACGCGCACTCTATGATACGATCCACGCGAAAGCAGGAATATCAAGCGTTTGCCGCATCGGGAGATTGACGAAGGGAGGGGCGGCAGCTTGGGCAGACCGAGAGAATATACGGCGGTCACGCTGGAGCGGGCCGTCAGAAAATACTTCCGCAGCATCACCCGGCAGGTGCCGCAGACGGAAATGGTGCCCACCGGCCAGACGGACGAGCGCGGGCACATGACATACAGACCGGAGCCGATCATCAACGACCTGGGAAAGCAGGTCATTCTCACCGAGTACATCATCCCGCCCAGCGTTTCGGACCTCTGCGAGGCGCTGCACATCCACCGGAGCACCTGGGCCAACTACTGCGACAGTGATCTGCACCCGGAGCTGGAGGAAATCACGGAGACCGTGCGGGCCAGAATGCAGGCGTGGAACGAGCGGGAGCTGCTGACCAGGCCGGGGAAAGACATCAAGGGCATTATCTTCAACCTCCAGCAGAATTACGGCTACGGAGGCGAGAAGCACGAAATGGAGCTGAGCGGCGGCGCTCTGGAGGCCATGCTGAAGGGAGAGTGTGACACGTGAGCAAAATGCCGCCGGCGCGGGTGTATATCCAGAAATGGCTGAAAATCCAGACCAAGGACGGGACCATTGAGCCGCTGATTCTGAACGAACCGCAGCGGCGGCTGATGGACGAGGTGGAGCGGCAGGAGGCCGCGGGAAAGCCGGTGCGCATCATCATCCTGAAGGCCCGGCAGATGGGCTTCAGCACGCTGACGGAGGCCCTGATCTTTTACCGGACGGCCACGGCATTCGCCACGTCCAGCCTGATCGTTGCGCATACGGACGAGGCGACGAACAACCTGTTCCGCATGAGCCGGCGGTATTACGACGAGCTGCCGCCCATCCTCCGCCCGATGCTGCGGGCGAGCAACG